ATGCGATTAATATATTATCGTGCTAAAGAAGTACCGCCATATCACAATATTGTTATGGGTGAATGTATAGAGGTAAAAAAATTATGAAAATTGAAGAAGATAAACTCAATAAAAAATTTATAGATGTACTAGAACAGATTGCTTGTAGGTTTCCAGCAATAGGACATAAGGACATAAATGGTAAAATTAAAAAACAAAAAATTATACAAAACAAATATTATGACATTATAAAAAAGTATAGAGAGAGTAAATTATGACACTACAAATGGCAATGTTTACACCGAAGAGCGAATGGATACCACCTGAGCAACTTCCTGATCTGTCTTCAGCTAAAACCATCGCAATCGACGTCGAGACTAAAGATCCCGATATTAAAGGTAGCGGTCCAGGTTGGCCTACAGGTAATGGAGAGATTGTAGGTTACGCCGTAGCTGTCGATGGTTTTAAATGTTATGTGCCAATTAAACATCTTGGTGGCGGTAACCTTGACGAACGTATCGTCAACAACTGGATGAAGAAGGTCTGCGAAAGCCCCGCTGATAAAATCATGCATAACGCACAATACGATGCGGGTTGGCTACGTCGCACGGGTTTTAAAATTAATGGCCGTATTATAGATACTATGGTTATCGCATCACTCCTTGATGAGAACAGGTTCAGCTATAGCCTCAACGCACTGGCCTATGATTATATATCGAAAACCAAGTCAGAGAAAGGATTGACTGAAGCAGCACAGGAGTTCGGTGTTGATCCGAAAGCCGAGCTGTGGAAGCTACCGTCGATGTATGTTGGCCCCTATGCAGAGACCGACGCCGAAGTAACCTTAGAACTTTGGAATTGTTTCAAGGCACTTATACAAAAAGAAGACCTACAATCTATCGTCGATCTTGAGCTGGGCGTCCTACCTGTCCTTATTGACATGACATGGAAAGGTGTTCGTATCGATACAAACCGTGTGGAGCGTACTAGAGACTATCTGCTTAAAGAAGAAAAGAAAGTTTATTCACGGATCAAAGACCTTACCAATGAAAACGTAGAGATATGGGCAGCTGCTTCGCTTGCCAAAGCTTTCGACAACGTCAGTCTACCATATCCAAAGACCGACAAAGGTGCACCAAGTTTCACCAAAGCGTTCCTTGCAGAACATACACACGAATTACCAAAGCTGATCCTCAGATGCCGTGAGCTTAACAAGACGCACGGTACGTTTATCAGCACCATTATGAAATATACCACGCCTCAAGGCCGTATACATGGGCATATTAATCAGATTAGATCAGATGATGGCGGTACAGTTTCAGGACGTATCAGCATGAACCATCCTAACCTACAGCAAATACCAGCCCGTGATCCACAGCTGGGACCAATGATACGCTCGTTGTTCCTACCTGAAGAGGGAGCCAAGTGGGCTAGTTTAGATTACTCGCAACAGGAACCACGGATCTTGGTGCACTACGCTCATGCTTTCGCCCGATCGCAAAACCAAAACATGAAAGGCGTCAATGAATTTGTAGATGGTTACATCAATGATCCTGACATGGATTTTCATACGATGGTAGCTGAAATGGCAAAGATACCACGAAAGCAAGCCAAAACCATTAACTTAGGTTTGATCTATGGCATGGGCGTAAATAAGCTGTCAGATCAACTAGATATACCCGTAGATGAAGCTAAAACATTAATACAACAATACCATGACAAAGTCCCGTTCGTAAAATTTTTAATGAACGGCGTCATGAATAAGCTAAACAATCGCACCAGCTCAGGTTCGATTCGGTCTATACTCGGTCGTAAGTGCAGATTTGACCTTTGGGAGCCTGATACTTTTGCTATGAACAAGGCTCTGCCTTATAAAGAAGCGGTCAATGAATATGGACCAACGACAAGATTAAAACGAGCTTATACTTACAAAGCACTTAATAGACTGATCCAAGCCTCCGCAGCTGACATGACAAAACAAGCTATGGTTAATATTTATTCTGAGGGGATTATCCCGTTAATTCAAATACATGACGAGATAGCCGTATCATTTACTTCAACAGATGAGACAAAAAAGGTTGCATCTATCATGGAAGACGCGGTAAAATTAAATGTCCCTAGCAAGGTTGATGTGGAAGTTGGACCTTCATGGGGCGAATGTGAGTGAAATCGCATAACAATCCTCCAAAAGTAAAAGGCCCAGCGTAAAAACTGGGCCTTAGTAACATTGATCTTTATAAACTAACAGATAAAATACTTTATTACAACTTAAAAAGTAAAAGGCCCAGAGCAAATCTTGAGCCTTTTTACCATTTACACCCCTCAAAAAATTTCAATACTAAAAAGGAGAAAAATTGAGAGACTTAAAAAGTACTAAATAAAATAGTTAATTGCAACCTTTTTCTTGTAATATCTTGTAAAATCGCATAATATCTTAGAAAAAACGAGGTTTACATGGATACAAACAAGTGGAAAAGCGTTCTTGTACCAAAAGATACATATGAAAAAATAAAAATGATTGCAAAAACAGAGGGCCGTACCATTGGCGGACAGCTCAGGCATATCTTCTCACAGTACAAGTCAGAAGACCAAGCTAGAGTTGAAGAAATGGTTGACGCTCATATGGAACGAAAACGTCAGTCAGCTGTATCAGCCGAATGAAAATCTTCTTTCTGCATCAATTTAGAGGCCGCAACGCCCAAATTATATAAAGCGTCCGTCATGGGCCCGTCTGACGCTTTCTTACCTCTACTGGTTACAAACAGCTCAACAGGTTCTTCCGTATCAGGATGATACGATACTGTTATCGATAGGCCCTCTCCTACATCAGTTGTGATACACGGTCTACGGTTTGGTAATTTTGTGTGATTCGGTATGTTCATTTTTTCCTCTTTCTTTTCTTCTCGTGACATGAGCTATTTTCCTTTGTATTTTGTGACAGGTACAACCGCTTGAATACTTCTTTCGACCACAATGGTGGCAAATGACACACGGCTCTCCTCTAAAAACTTGATTCATAAACCTTTAACTATAAATAACTTTTTACAAATTAATAGACTTGACATTAAAAAAAGTTATAATCGAATCATAACAACCGCAGAAAGTTTACAAATGGACCCTGTAACGATTACCGCGGCATTGAGTGTTGCTAAATCGGCTTTTACCGCAATTAAAAATGGATTTGCAGTCGGCAAGGACATAGAGTCTATGGGAAAAGACCTGTCACGCTGGATGGGAGCCCTAAGTGATGTGGATAATGCCGAGAAGACCACGAAAAACGCGTCAGCTCTACAGAAATTATTCAAGGGCAAAGAAATAGAAGCCTCGGCCATCGAAGCTTTTACAGCTAAAAAGAAACTGGAACAGCAAAGACAAGAGCTGAAAACTTTTATTAATTTTCACTATGGAAGCAATTCATGGAATGAGATCCTTAAAATGGAAGGGGAGATTAGGAAGAAACGTCAACAAGATATTTATGAACGCCAAGAACTGATTAGAAAAATATGGGAATGGATCGGTATTGTTATATTGTGTGCCACGCTTATCGGATTTATTACGCTTCTAGGTTATCTTTATGTAAATAAAAATTGACACATATGTGATCATATGCGATAACTGGTGTTGAAAAAGAAACATAAAACTACCTTTTTCAAGATTCTTTATTTTATGACTTTAATTAAAAATAAAGAACTATATAATGTGTGATGAAAAGAAGCTGCATAGAACCTCCTTCGTTTTATGCAGCTTTTTTATTTGACATACCAAATTATATGTATAAGATATATCGCATAACACATTATAGGAGATGAAATGATTAGAGAACAACAAGGTAAATTTGTTTGCACTAATTGTAATTTTACCTACAGCTCTATGCTTGGGGATGATGAAGTGCCTGAAGTTTGCGAAGAGTGTGAAATTTATTATATAGATGATAAACGTATTTACAATTATAAGCTTATCGAAAATGATGACTATGAGCCTAATAAAGAATGTACCAGCTGTGATGTTGAATACACTTGTTGGGATTGTGAAGCAGAACAAATCAGAGAAAGGTATCCTGAAGCACGGTACACGGATCACTTAGAATGGATAGTTCCTGATGGGACAAAATAAAACACACGCTGTTATGAGCCAAAGGCACGAAGATAAGGATAGTAAAGACTACTTTCCTACTCCGCCTTGGGCAACGAGAGCGTTGTTTGAAAAAGTTTTAAAAAAATATTGGCGTATACCTGATAAGTTTACTGGCCGATATGGACATATCAATTGTTTGGAACCAGCTTGCGGAGCTGGTCACATGACAAAAGTATTAAAAGAGTATTTTGATACAGTTGTTTCAGCTGACATAGATGATTATGGACAAGACCGAATTGCAGATTTTCTCAAAACAGACGAAAAGCAGAAGTATCATTATATTGTAACCAATCCACCATTTAACCTGGCTGAAGAATTTGTATTAAAAGCATTAAAACAAGCAAGATACTGTGTTGCTATCTTTGCAAGAACACAGTTTTTAGAAAGTGTAGGAAGATATGAAAGATTATTTAAAGAAACACATCCTGATTTTGTGGCTCAGTTTACAGAGCGAGTACCAATCCTTAAAGGAAAGCTATCGGCAACGGCGTCCACAGCTACGAGCTATGCTTGGTTTGTTTGGAAAGGCTTTGAAGAAGATGAAAGGTCGTTTGGAACAGATTTGGTTTGGATACCACCATGTAGAAGTCAGCTTGAAAAGGAAGGGGACTACGAAGAGAGTTTGGGAGCATCATATTCTAAGTCCACAAGTCACGCCTCGCAAAGAGACTTATTTCCAAAAAATTAAACGAATCGTTAAGTTGCGAATCGGCAGAAATCGATTGCCAAAATTATAAAATTTATAAAATTTTAATTTGTAACTTATTGATTTTCCTAAATAAAATTAAATCTGAAAAAAGTTTTTAAATATGGTATAATAGATTATGAGAGAAATCTCATATCTGTTTGAAATCGTAAGAGAAAAAATTTAATCACACATTAAGGAGTAGATTATGAGACAAATAGTTAAAGACGCAAAAAAAGTCGATGAGTTATATTATATCTTTATTTCATCTGACGATATGACTTGGGATCAGGTTGAAGATCTTTTACCTGATAGTTATATTTTATCAGAAGCAAAGTATCGATTGTATATTGTCGAAGAGATGTTAAGTGACTTAGATAAACAAGATGAAGCTTATAAAGATTGGTCTAAAGACCATAAGCAGCTTCAAAAATTTATCAAAAAATATGAAGGCAAATGTGTACCTCACAAAAACGAGGGAATAACATATGAAGAGTTAAGAGATAAATACATTTATGCTAAATAATAAAAAGGCGGTTACTTTTGTAATCGCCTTTTATATATAGACAGAAAAATAAAAAAAATAATTTTATTAAAAAATAGGTGTAACTAGTGTAACCATGTAACTTTTACTCTGTATCCCTTTATATATAAGGATTATAGCAGTTACATATATGGTTACATTACTGATATACAAATATGTAACCATACTGTTAAATTAAGTTTGGCCTTATAAGAGCCTAAAAAGTTTTTTGAAAAAAAATAATTTCTGTTATATATATAAGATATGAGTATTTTAAAACCTTTGAAAAAAGGAAGAGGTCGGCCAAAAGTCGACATACATAGCAAGCTCTCTCGTAAACAAGAGAAGTTTGTTAAAGAACTTGTCTCTAATGATGGTATGATAACCATGAGAGAAGCTGCAATAAATGCGGGCTTTCCAGTTTCTTCAGCTCATACAAGAGCCTATGAAATGACTAATCCTGAAATCTGTCCTCATGTTGTTAAAGCAATACAACTTTATAGGGATGAACTGGATGAAAAATATGGCGTTAATTACAAACGACATTTAAAAGATTTGCAGACAATTAGAGATAGAGCTTTAGAGAATGGTGCTTATTCAGCCGCTGTTCAGGCTGAGTATAGAAGAGGACAAGCACAAGGTAATATCTATATTAATAAATCTGAGATTAGGCATGGCACGATTGACAGTATGTCTAAAGATGAAGTAATAAAAGCTCTCAAGGAGATTAAAGATTCGTATGAACCAAAAAGAGTTGAGGGAGTTATTGACCACGAAGACACCGCCTCAGCCGAAGAAGGAAAACGGCTTCTATCAGGAGATCAAAAGAGCAGTAGAAAAACTGCCTGATAATATAATCCTGACAAGAATAGAAAACTGGATGACATTAGGCATACCTGATTTACTTGTCTGTGACGCAAAAGGTAAATTTCATTTTATAGAATTAAAAGTTACAGTTGGTAATGTTGTGAAGCTTTCGCCTAATCAGGTGGCTTGGTTAACTCGGCATGGACATGGTTCAACTTGGATTATGGTTAGAGGCCGTGAGGATTTATATTTGTATCAAGGCAAAGATGCAGTAGAGCTGAGAAGCAAAGGCCTTCAGCTCAAACCATACCTACAACTTCAATATCCTTTTGACTGGAAAAAACTTTTTGATTTGACAATAAATTAATAGTATGCGATAACTCTTATACACATTATATAGGAGATTGTATGAAAGACTATACTTTTAAATTAGACGTTGATATTTGGCTTGATCGTAATTTTACAGCTAAAGCTAATTCTTTAGAAGAAGCTGAAGAAAAAGCTAAAGTTATGGCAAAAGAAATTTTTAAAGACGCCCCAAATGTTTACAATGGTAGAGAGGGAGGTAAATCATTAGAGCTGTTGGCAAACTATTTGTCAGACTGGAATTTTGGAGATTTACGTTTTGATGTTGTTAATGTTGAGGAGGAAGAAGAATGAAAAACACATGGGGATATATTTATGGCGATGAGTGTGACGAGTTGTGGGAGCATTTTGGTATGCCCAACAGAGATAAGAACGATCGCATGAAAGTTAAGTTTATTGAGTATCAGACAGAGGAGGATTATGATGACCAAAAAACTGTATAAAGTAACTTGTACCTCTCAGACTTATACACATTATTGGGTAAGAGCGGAGAATAAAAAAGATGCTGAAGAAAATTATGGCAACTTTGAAAAAACTTTAGACGATCCGTTGTATGGTGCTAATGACGAAGAAGTTTTAGAAGCTGTGCAAGTTAAGGATGAGGACTTTCCTTATATCAAAGTTAAAATAGTTTGGGGATCAGATCGTGATGAAAATAACATTGAAGAATATAGGTTTGACACTAAAGAAGAATACTATGCCTTTATGAAAGGTGTGGATGCTTCAAATGGTTGGATGGATTATGACACCATAGGAGACGGAGAATCTTTTGAAACCGTAGAAGAATGGAGGGAATACCATGGGAGATAATAAAGAACTCATTTGTGAGAGTTGTAGTACTACTGAAAATACAAAATATCGCAACGAATATGGTGGGATTTTATGTTGGACTTGCCATTTTAATTTGGTGGAGGAGATAGATGAGGACTATAATGATTAAAGACTTAGGCAATCTTTGTATCGATTGCAA